GCGTTCAACCACGCCCAGTACACGATCAGGATCATGGTTAAACAGCAGCGGTGCGCCATCGTTCAACCGCTCAAGGACTGCTGCATCCATTTCATGGCTCAGCACTTCCTTTCCGAAATACCGTTCAACCGGATACTCCGAGCTGAACGGGAATTCCATCACCCGCTCTTCAATAGAACGAAACTGAGTGGCCTCAGTACGTTGATACTTGCCGGTGTAGTCCCGCTTGTCATCCATAGACCTCAATGCCTCAATTTTGGTCAGCGTACTGAAGCGATGACCAACAAGGGTCTCCGTTTCTTGCCATTCATTATCGCTGTCCTGCCTATAGATACGAATCAATGCCGCTGGATCTTCAGCCGTTGCATTGATGCTGAAGCTGCTTTCGGGCACACCCAACACCCCCTCACGCATCACATGCTCGATACGGCCTCGTGCCGTACCGCCTGAGCTATTCCATGACACAAAATCACCTTCCTTCAGTGCATCAGGCGCTGCACGCAGCTCACGCTCGCCTGTTGCCTCCTCAAATTCAATTGGCTGATAGTCACGGTCACTGAGCCATTTGCGGGCTTCAGCAGCCGTGAACTGGCTCAAACGGAAACGGATCGCCTGCAGTTCAGCGCCTTCCTCTCCTTCCTTGATGCCAAAAATGAAGTCCACACCTTCACCAGCCGCATCGTTACGGCGACGAAAGCTGTCGTACTGCCCAGGATCACGCAATCGAGCAGCATGTTCATTGGGATAGGGGCGTTCTTCGTTCATGATGCGATCCATCTTTGCAACAAGGCTATCTGCCCAAGCTTTACCAGGATCACCACCCCATGCTGCCCATGCCACCCTGCCAGGCGATGGATAACCCTCTTCACCAGGACTGAAGCCTTGACCTTGCTTGTCAACTTCATGACGAGCAAACCATGCACTCATCGTCACGATCGTCTCATCACTCAATTCTTCACCACTGAGAATCTGCCCAGCACGCCGCGCAGCAACCTCAGTGCCACCCTTACGGCCCTCTTCCTTCCACTCCCGATAACGACGCGCTTCCTCGCGCATCCCTTCAGTTGGCATTGCGCTCATGATTGCTCCTCAACAGCAGGTGGTGGTGGTGCCACCGCACCAAGCAAGTCCTTGTCCAAGGTGACGCCCGCCGCATCGGCAACACTTTGCTCACGAGCAAGCTCCGCCACGTTGTCGTCAAAGTCACCGCCACCCGATTGCGCAATGATCTGCGCCTTGGTCATGTAACCAGCTTGCTCAGCTTCACGGTATGCCTTGACCTCCTTGAGCGGATCAACCCAGCTCCAGCCACGGGTCAGCCACTTGGGATTGTCGTACCTCTCAGGCCGCAGCTCATAATCCTGAAATGGCAGTTCACCGGCCAAAACCGCAAGGTTCAGCCACTCGCGGTAGATCCGCATGTGAAAATTTTCGATCAGGTAGTTCTGCACCACCCGCCAATGCTCACGATCCTCCAGTAACGACAACCTGCTGCTTGAGTAATTGGTTTCCGAGAAATCCCTGCTCAGGGTCTCATAAGAGCAACCAAAGCCTGATGCGAACCGCCGCACCTTATTGCGGACAAACATGTCAAACTGCTGGTCCGGTGAGTCAATGTTCGGCACAGTCACGTTCTCGCCTGGCGCCAGATATTTGAACGTTCCAGGCTCAAACTCGCTGATGCGTTGGTTGTTCTCGATGTCGTCTGGCGTCAGCTCACCTTCATTATTCGTAATGAATCCCATCAAGCTTGCGCCCGCACGAGCACGAATCACCGCTGCCTCTTCATACCCTTGCAGTTGATGGGCATCAGCCATCACTGCATGGAACCAAGGCACTCCACGGTTCTGCCCAGGCCTTTCTGGTAGGAACAGGTGAATGACATCCTCAGCAGGCAGGAACACATGCTTCTCGTTCCGCTGCTTGCCGTTCTGGAACCAGTAATCACCTGGATGCCGCGTCAGCATCGCGTACCGCACTGGGCGGCCCCATTCATTCACTTCAACGCCATTGCGCCACTCATTACCCGCAGCAAGCGTTCCGCCTTGATATTCCTCATCAAGCATGTCGGACTCAAGAATCTGCAGCGCCAGTGGCACACTTGACCCGCCAAATGAACGCCGCACAATCCGAAACAGCGCTTCCCCGCTCTCAGGCAGCGCTCCAGTTGCAAGCCACTCCAAGTCGTGGAAGCTATACCGCCCAGCTACATCGCAATGCTCCTTACGGCACCACGTCTTCCACTTGCCCTCAATCAACTTGTTGATTCGCTCGTCACGACGGTTGCCGCGCAGCAGCATCACCTGCGCCTGCAGTGCTACCCCAGTGCCTACAACGTTGATCTGGGTTGTGCGCTTCGCTTGCTTTGCATATGGATTGTTCCGCACCATCTCGCGGGAACGATCCCGCAACTTCCGCAGACTGGTGCGAATCTCCGCGTCCGCGCTGGTTTGCGTTGCCAACCAGTCAGCAGTCAGTCGGCTGATAATTGCGCCTTGATACGTCCGCTTTAGCTTGCGTGGTGCCGCCTGTGCCAAAGGCGCAGCCTTGGACTTGCCAAAACCAAGAGCATGACTGATGCGGTCGCGGAAGCCCATGATCAAGCGTTGAATCGAACGAACATATTCCGTGGATTGCCTAAACCATTGGCAATCATCTCAGCTTGCTTTTCACGAGCCACATCAGCCTTCAACTTGCCTTCAAGCTGCAACAGCTCGGCCAAGTCATATCGTTTGATGCTGCGATTACCAATCCGGTACTCCTTGGTGCTACCACCAGCAAGCAGCGTCCTGATCGCACTCTGTACGGCCTCTAGATCCTTCTCAGCCTGGCTGCGACCGTCATAAGCGGTAGCCGTACCCGTATAAGCAAGGCTTGGCTCCAGTGTCAGTGAGCCGCTTCCCAGCGTTGTGTTGCTGGAGTCGCTGATCTTGGTGGCAACCGCCTGCCAGTAATAGATGGTTGGCGCCGTGACACTTTCATTCACCACCCAGGTGAATCGCCACTCACTGCCTTGCGCAGTCGCAGTCAGAGTCTCTGCTGCTGCACTCGCATTGGCACGCAGGTAATACACCAGCGTGTGGTTCGTGGCGTCAACTGCTTGGCCGAACACATCCACCGTTGGCTCGTCAAGCCAAATCACGGTGTCACCGTTCCGTGCTGATTGCGGAATCTTCATGTCCTGCAGTCTAAACCCGCTTACCACTGACTAACAAAACTCTTCCTGCGTGGTGGTGCCACCTTATTGCGCTTCTCCTCGACGCCCTGCGCAGACTCCAGCTTCCGCTCCATCTGGTCCCACAGCGTTCGCTTGTCATACACCATGTACAGCCGATGCAGCGCTGCATAGCCATACACCAACTCGTCCACCGCTTCATTGGCTGCATTAGGGCGCTTCACCCAATGGCGTTCAGGGAAGCCATTCTTGAATCGCATCACCTGCTTCTCAGCAGTCAGCTCCTCGAAGTAATCGCCTGGCGTCGTCGGAAAGAAATGCAGATACCCAGCACCGGGATCGTTATGTCGCAACCTTGCGAACAACAGTGACTTCACCGTGTCACCACCAACAGGAAAGACCTGCGCTCCTTTTTTGATGGTCTTACCCTGGCTGTTCACATCAACCTTGGTCGCCTTGCCAATTGGCGGCTTGCCTTTCTGCGACATACCCTTCACCGCAATTACCCCAAGCTGTTGCCGCTCTTTGGCGTATTGATACACCACATGAGCGTTGAAGCCTGAGTCAATCGCGCAACACAGCACACGCCGCTCTGAGCCATCTTCTGCCTTGTACGGCGTTTGGAGCACTTGATCCAACTGGTTCCACACCTCAGGTCGTGTTGGGTCGCCATACAACTTGATCCGGTCCACCAGCCATCCTTCTTCCTCCCTGCCCCATCCCCACACACTCAAGCTCAACCTGTCGTGCTGCACGTCGCAGCCAATCGTTAATGCCAACACCTCAACAGGTGCCACACCTTGTTTGTAGGTCTCCTTGCCTGCACGCTCTGCCAATGCATCAGCGCCGATCTTGCTTGCGTACTCGTCTTCCCACGTCTCACCCAACACCGTGTTTACAAAAGTTTTTAATTGCTCTGCATCATTCTTCGCCTCTAAGAATTCCTCCACCAAATTGGGCCACATCGCATTTGGGCTGTAGCTATAAGCCGCCCAAATGTGAAATGACAGATGCTTGCCATTGCCCGGCGCTGTAGGCCGCCATTCGCCGCGTTCCACCATCCACCGCTTCTTCGTATGCGGAATCCATACCCCACACTTCTCGCAGCAGTAGCTCGCCGTATCAGGGTCGCCATCACGCCACTTGATATTTGCCCATTGCAAATACTGCATGTGTTCGCAGTCGGGGCATGGCACGAAATACCTGCGCTGGTCGCCCTGCTGGAACATCCGCTCCACACGGCTGAAATCCTTGATCGTCGGCGTTGAGCCGGCCACGATCTTGCGGTTCCAGTAATACTCCGTTCGTCTGATGCCCAACTTGATCTGGTCACCCTCGGTGCCAGCTGAAGGCGGGTAACCATCTACCTCGTCAAATAACACCACCCGCCTGCTCACACGCCTGAAGCCACGCGGGCTGTTGGCGCCTACCAAACTCAGCGAACCCCCAGGGAACTGCTTCTGCAAGATCGTGTTTGCTCCATCCTTTGCCTTTGCCTCGGTCACCAAACCAGCCAGACACGGCGTATCACGCAGCATCGGCGCGATCTCTTCCTTG